AACCTCCACCACGCCAACCGCCGCACCCATGCACAGCACGATCAGCGCAAACTTGCTGACAAGCGCACGCCACACGCGCACCCAAAGCGGAAACCGCGTCCTGCCACCTGGAAGATGCCGCACCGTGCCCCATGGGCGGCGGGGGCGAAGGGTGTATGCGCTGGGGTCGGTCATGCTGCTTCTCCCGCGAACAGGTCCACGGCGTTACTTTCGGCGTTGGCGATGTTCTTTGCCGCGTGCCGGAAATAGCTCTCCTTTAGCTCTACCCCGACGAACCGCCTTTGCTGCTTGACGGCCACGAAACCCTCCGAGCCGACACCGGCAAACGGCGAGAGCACCACGTCGCCTGAATTGCTCCACATAATGACCGCGCGCTCGATCAGATCGAGCTGTAAGGGGCATAGGTGGCGCTCGTCTTTGCCGTCGCGTGCCATCGCCACGTTGAGCGTGTTCGTTTGGCGAATGTCCATCCACACCGGGGACGCCCACTGCTGCCACTGCGTGACCGGGAACACCGCCTTGTCGTGACCGACCGGCTCGGCGTTCTCACCTGGCGCACGAAACACGAGCAGGTAGTCAGGCATGCCCTGGCGGCTGCGGGTGCTATCCTTGCACAGCTGCTTGTAGAGCAGCCCCAGCGCCTTCGTGCGAGTCATCTCAACCACAGGATCGCGCCAGATGGTGACGCGGCTATGCAGCACCCAGCCGGCCGCCTCGTGCATGCGGATGATATCGCCGGGGAAATCCTTTATCCCGATCAGCCCATCACGCCACTTGGTGTAGGGCAGATCGGAGCAATGCACGGCGCTCAGCCGACCCGGCATTGTCACGCGCGTCATCTCGCGGAGCATGTAGCCGTAGTGCTCGCGAAACTCGGCATCGTCGGCGCTATTACCCATGTCAGCAGCCGACTCGCTGTAAACGAACAGTTGCGTGAACGGCGGCGAGTAGATTGAGAACCCCACGCTGGCATCGGGCAACTGGCCGAGCACGGACACGCAATCGCCGTGATATAGTACCCAGTTCTTGCCATGCGCCTCGTCTAAGCAGCGGATTTCAGCCATGTGGGCGTTCTCCCGATATATGTTGGGTTGTAGGTGACTTTCGGGCCGGACTGCGCCGCCATTACCCGCTTCATCGCCGCAGCCATGGCGCGTTTCATGGTGATATGGTCGCAGGACTTGCGATCAATCACTCGCCCGATCTGGTCTTCGCCCTCGGCCACCATCAGATGAACCTGGACGCACCGGGCCTGCCCATAACGCCAGCACCGGCGCACAGCCTGATACCAAGCCTCGTAGGAAAACGAGCGGCCTACGAACGCCATCCGCGCGCAGTGTTGCCAGTTTAGGCCATAGCCGCAGATCGAAGGCTTGGTGATGATGACGCGGGCCGAACCATCCGCAAACGCTGCAAGCGCCGCCTCTTTGCGCTCTATGGAGAAACCGCCGCGAACCTCGACAGCATTCGGCATACGCTTGGCGAGCGCATCGGCCTCATAGTCGGTGTCGCACCATACCACCCAGCTTTCGCCCGGCTCCGCGTGAACCAGCGCGGCCACGCTGTCGGCTCGGGCCTCTGCGGTCTGCCGCTTGATATCGTGCAGGTTGGTCGCGCTCACGTCTTGGACGAACAGCATGCCAGCAGGCGCACGCACGTCGCCGGCAACTTGATGGCGGGTGATTTGCATGAGCGGCAGGGTGAACCCAGTCGCGTCGCATCCAAGATCTGCAGGTGTCTCAGCGCATCGCGACCACGACGCCATCCAATCCCAAAAGCTCGCCGCCGCATGGCCTTTCAAGCGCCAGTTCTGGCTGGCCGTGGACGTGTCATTGATGAACCAGCGCGACAGCATTTCCATGCTGCTCATCTGACCTAGAAACTCTGCATGCTGGCCGAGTTCCATGTGATCGTTTGGAGCCGGTGTTGCCGTCGCGCAAAGCCGGAACCTGTGGCCGGTGAACGCAGCGATCAGCGCGCGTGTCGTGCTGCCGGTGAAGCTCTTAAGGATCGAACTCTCGTCCATCGCGACGGCGCCGAACTCGTCAGGCCGCAGCAGGTCGAGGCGATCGTAGTTGCAGATGTTGATGCCATCGTCAGCGTCGTCCTGCGACCGGATCACGCGCGCCTTGTAGCCCCAGCGGTGCGCCTCGGCCTCTATCTGGCGGGCGACGGCCAGAGGCGTCAGAAGCAGCGCGCGCCCGTTGCTGGCATCGGCAGCCTGGCGGCACCATTCCAGCTCACACGCCGTCTTGCCGAGCCCCGTGTCGAGGAAATTGCCCGCGCTACCCATGCGCAGCGAGAACGCCGTCACGTCGCACTGATAGTCGCGCAAGTGCGATGGCATCGGCTGCGGCTCTATGCCGATCGCGCGAGACACTGGCGCTTTGCTGGCGAGGAAGTCGGCGTAGGTAATCATCACGCCCCCATCCCCATCGCCCGAGCCCGCACCTCATCCGCAGGCAAACCAGCCGCAGCCAACGCGCCTGAGGCAGAGGCGATGATCGCGTCCAGGTCAGCGCGCAAGTTCTTCAAGCCGTTGGCGTCGTGCGGGTATGGCTCATAAAACCGCTGGTCATGATCCCGAATGCACCGAAGCGCCGTAAGGATATTGTCGTATTGGATGCGGTTGCGGTCGCGGATCATTGCTTTTCGCCCTCTAAACCAAATTCAACAAGGTCACGCACAGCCTGCGAAACTGAGATGTTTTTATTAAATGCGTAAGCGCGAATTTCCTCAAAGGTATCTAGGTCAATGTCTAAGACAAGCCTTTTACCGCCTCGAAAATTGCAGCCGTTCGCATTCATGCTGCTGCCTCGCTGCTAAAGATGCGCGTCTGCGCGTCCAACTCATCCGCAATCGCCAGCCGCTCGCGTTCCAATATCTCCGCGCGCTCCTGCTCAAGCATCGCCACCTGGCGGCACTGCTCGAAGCTGTCGTCGCTGTGACGGTAGGCGTTGGGATATTCCAAATAGGGCAGCATCATGCTGCCACCCGCATATTCAACCGTGCAAAGTTTTGCGCTTGCTCCAACGCCTTCTCCGCGGTTTCCCATGTCAGCGGATCGGTGATGGTGCCGGCGCGCGTGGACACGGCCCAGGACCAGCCTTCGAGGCTGTGGCGAATGATGAATAAGAAAACGGGGTCCATTAGATTGACCGCCCGATGGTGCTGAACAGCGTGGACAGGTGCCCGGAAAAGCTGTGCATTGAAGCCAACAGCACGAGCCCAAGCACGCCGGCGATGATGCCGTATTCCAGACTGGTGACCGCGGCCCGGTCAGTCCGCAGCTCGCGGATCAGCGCGCGGAGGATGGCAAACTTGCGGGGGTCCGGCTCGTAAGCCGCGGCGTTGCACAGGTCCTGGCGCACTGCGGCGCGAGCGGCGATTTCGGCGGGGGTTGTCATTGTTCAGCCCTCCACAACGATGCGGCAGCCGGCGCGGCGCACCAGGGTTTCGCGGGCGTTCTTTTTGGGTGCAAACCCGCCCTTTGCGCGCTTTACTTCAATGCCGAACCAGACGTGGGCAAGGTTGGCGTCGCCGGTATCGCGAACCAGAAAAAAGCGGTTTTGGGTGTCCTCTACAATCATTGTCCTGGCTCCGTTATTTGCTGAGGGTGATGCGAAGGCTGCGGGCAAAGGTCAGCAGCCGGCGGCGCAGGGCGCCTGAAAGGGGGTGGCCATCAAACGATCCGGCTTCCTCCATGAGGTCCGCGGCGCGGCTCAAGAGCTTGCGCAACCGGCGGATGGTTAGCGCATCCGTCATGCCGCACCCGTGATCACGTTTTGGGTGGGTCGTTCCGATAAGTTACTCGAAGTGTTGCGCTGCAAGCCGTTGCAATTGCGCAGGATTTTACGATCACTCACGAATAACGTGTTGGCTAAGCCACATGCTTGCGCAGTCAACCAAAGGGTGCATTGTCCGGGACGGTAAAAATATCTGGAGTTGACGATGCCAAACATTGGAAGAGCCTCAACGGCGAGGCGGAATGCCCCGGCGATGAAGGGACACTAACCGCTGCGGTTAGGTCTTGTCCAGCAAAAAATAACCGGAGCGGTTAGATTTATCGTTAGGGGTGTCGGCCAGGTGCCAGAAGATCAGCTAAGGCAAGGTAATGTGGTCATATTTCCGGCCCGTCAGGGCCCAAGCAAAAATCTAAACCTAAGCCGCTGTCCGGCCGCGGGCCTGGGCAAACGCCTTCGCGGCAAGAAGCAGACTGTCTTGCTCGGGCACGTCCAGCAGATCCCACAGGACGAACATCGCTCGCCGGCGATTCAGTTGATCCGTGAGGTGGCTTTCGCCTTCGGTGTCGGGGAGGAATTCGACCGCCGGATCGATGAGCGCCGATGGCCGGACCTGTAGCACCTTAGCTATGTCCACCATCCAGCCGTGAGTGAGAGGGTTGACCTGATTTTCCAGTTTGTAGATTTGCTGGAGGCTGGTCGGCCCGATCCCCTTGGCGATCTTTTCTAATGATACGTCCGCCCTAAGCCGCAGCTCGCGGATCCGGTTAGGCGGGTTTTTCGGGCGGTAAGCCATCCCTTCATGATTAACCAAGGCGGTTATCCGGTCCATAACCGGGGCGGTTAGATTTCGCTTGCCAAGACTTAACCGGTGCGGTTAGGATGTTGGCTATGACGCTTCGTGAATTCCTAGACACTGAGAAGATCAGCCCCTCGGTCTTTGCCGTGAAGATCGGCGTCACTCCGGTGGCTCTGTATCGATACATGGCGGGGGACAGGCAGCCGCGCCGTGCCGTTGTGCAACGGATCATTGAACAGTCTGACGGCAAGGTGACGCCCGGCGATTTGTTCGTCGTGAAGGCGGCCGCGTAATGGCCGTTTATATGATCCAAGCTGGCGGCCCTGGTGGCACCGTGCAGGCATCCGCCTAATGCCCCGGATCGGAATTCTTCCCGACATCGCTGAGCGCATGCAGGCGAAGGCCCGCCCGCGCCGCGGTCTGTCGGATCACGCGCAGAACAACCTCACGAAGCTGCTCTGGCTCGGCATCATCTGCTGGATCGTCATTTCGTTGGGCTGGGTGTCCAGTCCGTATTTTGCGGGCTGGTTCCGATGATCTGCCGCACCCCAGGCCCGGCTCTGACGCCGTGGCCACAGTTCCTTCAATCGCATCTTGACGCGCTTCAGCTTGCCGGCGACTACGCGTCTGGTCTTCCACTTCGTAAGCCCTCCGTTTCGTCTGCACCCTTTTTAGGAGCGCAGACATGGGAAACAGTAGCCGAACGAACCCCCGAAACTTTCCAGGCAGCGCGATGATCGCCGCCGCGGAATATAGCCCTTATCAGGCCGCGGTTTTCCGCATCCTGGACAGCCATTACCGGCCGCTGCGCAACGCCGCCAAGATACTGGCGCGACACGGCCGTGCGACGCCCAAGACGGCTGAAAACTGGCTTGCAAAAAAACACGCGCCCCGTGGCGATCAGTTGATTGCCCTGTGCGCGAACTGTGACGCCCTAGCCGATGAAATCTTCCGCATGGTCGCGGAACTGAAAGCCTCAAGGAATGAGCCAACACCAAGTCAATTACGAGGAACGGATGGCAAGGCATGAGCGAGCCCTTACCGCCGCACGCGATTACATGACGGAAGCGTTGCGCCGCATTGACGATGCGACCGACGCTATTGAGAAACTGCGCGCCCAGGTTGTTCGGCTTGGAGGCACGCCAGATGCGTAATTCAGAGATCCCGCTTGTCGGGCTGTGCCACCTGTCACGCCATACAGGGACTAGCGTTTCCTCCCTCAACTCGGCGCCGGGTGTTGCACCATCCGGCGCCGCTTTTGGGCACACTCCCGACGACGCCGAAGACGGCCAGAAGGAAGAAGGCGAAGAGCAATGAACGCTTTCAACGCCGCAGTCGCCATAGGCCTCGCTCTCTGCCTCGCCGGCTGGCTCAAGGCTTGGTCCGAAGCCCGCTGGCTGCGCGATGTCAACAAGATCGCCATGAAGCAATTGGATGCCGCGCGGCAGCATGCCGATCGCCAGCGTGAGCGCGCCGAGGCGGCCAACAAGCGTTGGTCCACGGCCATGAACGCGATGCAGC